TTCATAGTAGCTGCTACATCAGATGATAATTTACCATTATCTGTATAATCTGTTGCAACTACTATACCACTTATAAAACTATCTGTAGCTGTACCCTCTTTTACTCCTAAAGCATTTGATAAAATAGAATCGTCTTCTCCATTTTGTTCTCTTAAAACTACCTTGAAGCCAGATGGTACTACTAACTCCTTAATGTTACCATAAATTTCTCTAAGTTTTTCTAAATCGTATTTCATAATTCTTTTATTCTTAATAGTACTTAAAAAGGCTAGAAGGGCTACCAAAAAGGGTACAACTTATAGTTAGTACCCTTGTAAGAATGGCTAAACCCAAAAAACAAAGTAATTATACTTTTGTCAACTTATCCAATGAAAATTCGACATTATCAATAGTATTATCTGAAGAATTTCTATCTAGTTCATGCCCTGGTAAAGAAGATGGCCAAACTCCCTCTGCTATCCAGGTATTTAGTACTGTAGCACCATCTTCTGCCATTTCTACTACTGTTACAACTTTTTTATAGATAGAGGGTGGAGCTCCACCCCCAATTACTGAACTTTGACATGTATCAAACCAAGCCCATAAGTAATTATCTGATTGATCAGAGGGCATAAGTTTTTCACATACTAACTTACCATAAGAAACCCTACCAGCTGTTTTTATGTCATGGTTAGTATCTCCATGAGATACTTCCTCTATTTCTGCATCCGGTAATGATACTTTTTGAAATAGGAAAGGGTTAATCGGGTCAGGACTAATCTGTATAGAAAAGTTAAACTTTTTTCGTGGGTTAGCAAATTTTGCCATAATATTATTATTTAATTAATTTATTCTATATAAACCCCTTCTCCTTGGACTAACATTAGATTAAATGTTAATTCCTGTAATGAAGGTATGGGCCATATTTTAACATTAACCTTATATTTACCATTTTGAACATCTATAGCATTATTTACCTGTACATCATCAATGGTATTAGCATCCTGGTCACCATAATACTCATACTTATATATGGCTCTATAGGATGGAGATTCTAACCTATCAAAAAATGGTTTTATATGGTAATATAATTTTTTCCAGGTGAGTGGGTCATTAGGTTCTTCCAAATAAGATTCTAATATGGGTTTCAAAGTCTTCTTAATATATAGTACTAGCATAACTACATTAAGAAATTTCTCAGCATCATTACTAAATTGGGCAGAAAAATTACCAGATACTTGTACAATTTTGTTCTTTTGTACCATCATATTTATCTGGGCATTAGCTAAGGTATTTAAATCTGAAAATGATGCAGCTGTACCAAAATTATTAACTACCCCAATAGCATCGGGTACTGATCCCTTATTTTGGTTAGCTAAAGAATACCAAGGCCCATAGTTATTATAAACATAAGCTGCAACACCCAATACATCTCCCATTTCTGACATATTTTTTGTTTGTAGAGTTCTTTCATCCCTTATAGTAATACCCCCCCCAAAAAATACTCCATATTTAGAATTAGAAGCTACTGTACCCCTTTCGGTTACTAAACCAGCAGCAGTAGTAATGGAATTTGGTAAATGGGCAAAGAATACCATATCACCCCTAGCAGCTGCATATGTTATACCAGCTGCATTAAGAGCATCATCATCCATTTCTAGTACTGCCATTGCTACTCCATCATCAGATCCATTAAATGTACTCATAGCTGATGAATAATCTGTAGCTACATGACCTGCTGGGTCTACTCCCCCAGTAAAAGCTGAAGCTGCTGCAACTACCGGTACTAAAAGGGTAGCTGAAGAAGCATCTGCATAAGTAAAATTAAAGTTTTTAGAAGATGCCTTAACTTCATCTAAACAAGTTTGGTTATTGGCTATATCTTTATTAAAAGCTGGGATATTGTAATAATACTCACTTAATTCTGGTTCATCAGAATGTACCAATTCCATATTCCAATAATTAGCACTTCCATTAGAAGCTGCCTTAATCTCTACTGAATATTTATTATAATCAGCCCCCTTGTATTTTGGTTGTAAAGAGAATAAGGTTACTGGTGTGCCATCCCCATTAGCTATAGTTTTAGCTGTAGCTTTAACAGCAGGAGTACTTGCTGCATCTACTCTACAAATCCTTAATCTAGCACCCCTAGAAAGTGCCCTTTTACAAAGATAAGGAAAATCTGTAGAATCCAATAATCCCCCAAAAGTTCTTTCATATTGGCCCCAACTATTAACTAATGATTCTTCTAAACCGGGTTGTTCTATTGGGCCCCTCTTTGTTATACCTATTACAAAAAATATACCAGTAGAAGGTGTAGAAACCCCCTGAGTAAAATTTTTTATATTAAAGTTGACAACAGCTGTATTCGGCATATTATTATATTTTAAAAATTAATCTGTTTATATTCTATAAACTAGCAGTATTGTTCTTAATTATTAACCTTTAATTCATCAGTATAGTAACCCCATGAACCATCCATATACTTCTGTAAGTTAATATTTAAGGTTAATTCATTAATACTAGCTATACTTTCTAAGTTATTATCTTCCCTATCCCAACAATCTGGGATTTCATAAGCGTAAACATGCTCAAGTACCCCAGAAGATTCTTGGTCTTCCTGATAATAATTTAGATACCTTATAAAAAACGATTTAGTGGAATCATAGATAAATTTTATATAGGCTCTTCTAGGAATACTTATTGCTAATAATGAATTAAGTATTCTCAATTGTTTAATGGAATTAGCTACTAACCTAAAGTTTATATAAAAATCCACAGATTGGGGTGGGGTTATATAAACGTCATAGTTATTATTATCTGTATTCCATATAAAACTTTTTAAAGGATCCCCACCTAATGCTCCAGGTAAAAAGTTATCTGATTCAATAACTATACGGGGTGTAGATTTAATTCCTTTAGATTCTCCAATACCAGTTCCATAAAGCTCTATATAAAAGCCTTTATCATTTTTTATAGTATTTAAATCTGAATTCCAGTTAGCCATACCACTACTACTTTGTGGGTATCTAACAGTATCTGTTATATCTGGTAAATAACCTTTATCTACTAACTCTAACCTAATGGTTTCGAATATACTTCTTTCTAAATTTTCCTGTAAAGTTGAAATAGCTATATCTGACATTATATCTTAGTTAAGTTTATACCCCTTTTTATAAATTCTCTTCTTAAATGCCATTCTATATAAGTCTTTAATCCTTTTATACCACCAATATCATATCTAAAGGTATCAGAAAATACTGGCCTTGGTTTAATTTTAGATGTACCATGTTCTAATACATTGGCATATTCAGAAACTGATAGCCTATTATTATCATACCTATGGTAACTTGCTCTTTTTATATTCTTAGGTATACCAACCCCGTACCTATTACCCCTTAATTTTACTACCTCTACATTATCATGCATAGCTCTACTCCATACTAACAAACTATTTGGGCCCCCTTTTTTCTTTTTAAAATTAGAATAATCCTCTTTATTCTTAGGGTATCCAAATCTTTTACCCCCAGTTCTAATATTTAACTTAACCCTATCTTTATACTTATTAGCTAATTTTAACTGGGCATTAGTTGAAGCTACTGATATAGTAGTATCTAAATTATTAACTAAACTATTTAATTTAGCCCATTCTCCAACTAAATGCATTTCAACATTAAACCCCCCCCTAGACCTTAATCCTTTTGATGCCATTATTCGTTGGTTTTTTGTTGTCTTTTTAAAATAATATATATTAATATAGGGTTATCTTTAGCTTGAGATACGGGTGTATCACCATAAGCCCTATACTCTTTCCCCATATGAAAAAATTTATCATTACCTGGGTCAAAATCTAAGTATCCCTGGCTATTTAAATAACCCAAATTATTTAGATAGTCACTGTTTAATATCATTACTATATTTTCTTCATCTAAATCCCCAGATTTAGTATTTTTTGTTATTGGCCAAGTTCTAAAAATATTATAAGATATTAAACATTCTAATTCTATTTCTTCATAGTTCTTGTCATAGTCGTCTTCTCCATACCTACTAAGGTTATATGATAGCTTTTTCCAAGTTACTATTTCTTTATTAACATCATCAGAAAAATTGTTAATAACATTAATATACCTATTCCATTGAGCATCGGATATCATAGTTTTTTAATATTAAGAATCAGTATCACCTAAAGTACTATAGTTTATAAAAGGGCTTTGATTAAATATAGGGCTTATTCCTATAGTGTTACCTTTACACATGGGCAATTTTACTTTAAGCTTATTAGATAAACCACATAAACTAGATTTTAAAGTATCAAAAAAACTTATACCACCCATAGGAGCATAAAATAATTTATTTATTGAGCCTCCCATATCATAAAATTCTGCATTAGCTGGACCAGTTTCTATCTTTTTTATGTTACCACCGCCAGTATTTGTTGAATCAGCAAAAGAACCACCTAAAAATTGTACATAAGATCCCCTAGCAGCTAACTCTAAAGCCTCAAATACTACCAGCTTAGCTAATAGAGCATTTACTAACATAGGCCATGCAGATTCTATTTCTAAATCGGCATCAGATATATCAAAAGCTTCTTGTAATATAGTTCTCCAATATAATAACTTTTGATTAATAAAATTATTCTCTAAAGTTAAATTATAAGGCAATTCTGTACTTAAAAAAGCATTAAAGGTATTTGAAAACGGTACAAATTCTTCTACAACTATATTCCCTTTACCTATCAAAATATATTCTCCAGACTTATTATCCTCTATAGTATATTCCCAATAACCTGTTTCGTTAGTATGCAAGGTTGAGTTTAATGTGAATGTTACTGTAGCTTCTACTATATCAATACTACCCATGATCTCTAATGGTATTAGTATATCTTTATAAAATTTAAGAGTTACAGATGTACTATCAGAAAAATCATATAAACTACCTGATGAATCTACGAATTTGAATACTTTTTGACAGCTCCTATTTAGATATGCTGAAAAGTCTACTTCTTTTACTACCATGGTCGTATTAATTAATTACTTTAAATTCTATAATTTCGTCTTCATCAACAGTTACTGTATATGGACCAGTTATAATAAATGTTTCCTGGTTTAGTAGTAAAATATTACTTACTAATAACCTACTATCAAGGGTAGAATATGAATTAATATTAGTTAATATACTACCTAGTGCCTTTAATAATCCTATACTTACTGTACTATCATTTATGTAACAACTTAGATTAGCTCTAGCTTTTAAATCTACTAATAGATTAGAGTCAGTATATATATGGCTATTTAAGCCAAATACCAATGATAAAGTGGCATATATATCTGTGCTACCATTTACTGTACTTCCTAACTCTGCTAAACCATTTATATTACTAGATATAATAGTAAGGGTATTTAAAGAGGATATTAATTTACCATTACCTATTATATCTATATTTAGACTTGAATTAATACTTATATTAGATTGGATTAAAGCATTAGCTATTAGTTTACCACTTATACTAGAGCTATTATTTATTATTGCTTCTAGTAAACTTTCGCTTTTTATAGTACTAACTATACTTGAATTAGTAGTTATTTCACTAGATATATATACTTTTAACGTTAAAGTTACCTGAATAGTAGAACTACTATCAATAATAGATAATAACTTACCTTTACCTAAAATATTTAGGGTTATATTAGTAGAGGTAGTTATATCAGATAATAGCTCATAATTGGACATTAGGTAAGCTATTAAGGAAGAGCTTGTAATTATATCACTTAATATATTACCTATACCTTTTATGTTTAAATCTAACTGAGAATTATTAACCAGTATAGAAGATAATAAAGTATTTCCTTTTAGTATACCCGTTATACTTGAGTTTAAGCTTAATAAACTACTAATATTGGTATTTCCTTTTATATTGCTACTAACTACTGATTCTGTAGTTATTAATGATTCTATACTTGAATTAGATGATTCTGTTAAAGTACCTATAACTTGAGGTATTCC